CAAGCTTCAAGCGGCAAGCATCAAGCCCCAAGCAGCAAGGCTCAAGCTTAAAGCCGCAAGCAACAAGCTCCCTGATCCTGGCTCCCTCAAAAAGTTTCAAGCACCTTTGATCAAGGGACTCTACCAAGATAAATGAATTGTTAGGATGCTTTACATGGAAAGCAATTTGGTGTGGTGAGAAACGTATCTTGTTACTCTTCGTAACTTTTAGTTCTACTGTGAAAAAGTTGCCAAAAGTATTATAGCCCAATAGATCAGGAGTACCGGAAGAGCTAAGATTTTCAAGTCTAATCCAGCTAATCGAGGTAATATTCTTCTTAAGTTTTTGATATAATTTACGCTCTGGAGCCATGAGGTTTTTGGGGTAACATCGTCATTCATTTAATAGTCCTTTTTAAGTTTATCTGGCAAGATAAGCTTTGAAGACTTTTCAGTTTTTAATACCAAACGATGTGCACTATGACCTGGATGACCTATGATTGGAACAGCATTTTCATGTACTTCCATTCGTCTGATCGCGTGTAACTTTCCGTTTATTTCTACATAGATGACGGCATTCTTAACTGCGTCGCTACCTTTCGTAAAACTACCCAAGAAGGTTTGCAAGTCTTGTACTCTCATGAATCTTTTTGTCTTAACTTGTTAGATAAATCCTGTATCACTTTTTGATAACCTTGCAACAAATTATTTGCAGACTCTAATTCTGAAGATGCTTTGCGTAATTCCCACAACTGATCTTTTTGTAATTTAACTAAAACCTTATAACCTTCTAGTTGTTCTTTTAAGTTTTCTATTTCATCTTTCATTATTGACAATATAACAATGTTACCTTAAATTGTCAATATGGGCTTACCAAAAAGACTTACAGAGATGCAACAAAGATTCGCTGAGTTTCTAGTATTCGGTGGACCGGAAGGACCAATGACTCAATCCGAAGCTGCACTAGCGGCAGGGTATTCACCCAAACGTGCAAGACAAGAAGGATCAGAATTATGCAATCCTAGATTATCACCACTTGTTGTTAAATACATTGGTGAACTGAAAGAGGAGAGACTCAGAAAACATGAAGTCACTTACGAAGGGCACGTGGCAGAACTTGCTAGACTTCGTGAGGCCGCTTTAAAGAAAGGTTCTTTTTCTTCTGCTGTAAACGCTGAGGCCAATAGAGGTAAAGCAGCAGGGCTATACATAGACAGAAAAATAATAAAAACTGGGAAGTTAGAAGATATGTCAGAACAAGAATTAGAAGCCAAAATGAAACAACTTTTAACCGATTACGGGCAGATAATTGATGTGACTCCCGATAAATCATCTTAAATTAAAAGAAATAGATATTCTATTTTTACCACTTAAATTAGGTTCGACTCTGTGTCCTAACCAACTTGGAAATAATAGTAATTGATCTTGAGATGGAGTAATAGCCCAATTTTGACAATTATTTTTGTTATAATCATCTATTACATCACTATTCCAATCAAACTGCATGAGTTGCGCAGCAGGGTGTACAAAAACTATGTCAGTATTGTTTGGACTTAAATAATAAACTCCTGAAATAACACTATTACAATGAATGTGTTCAACATTATAATCTTTATAACCATTTATATTTATCCATAAGTTTATAAAATTTAATGATTGTTTAAAAGGAATTGTCTTTCTATATGTTTCAACATGTTTTAAAATTTCACGAAACATGTCATTTAAAACAACATGCTCACCTGAAAGAGGCGGTGATTGCCAACCTCCCTTGTTACTTATGTTAACACTTTTTGTTGTATCTTTCATAAGCAAACAATAGTCTGTAATTTTTTTTGTATCTAAATTTAATTTTTCAGAATAAATAGGGACAGTAAATAATTCTAACATTTTATATAATTGAAGTTTATAACTACTCTAATATTTTCATCGGTACAAGAAGATCCAGAATGGGGCACACTTGAATTAAACTCAACATACTTGTTCTCTTCGCTTTTTTCTAAATTACCATCTTTAAATTTAGTATAACCATTATTAGTATTTATGTATAATATGCCAGTGGTTATTCTGTCATCATGATAATCAGTATGAAATCCATAATCAATATTAGAATCTGTTTTAGTTAATAGATTAGCTTTGATTCTTACAATACTTAAACAATTAATTTTATCAATTACAGGTTTTAACAAATTAAAATAATTAGATTGTGCTAAGTTATCTACATAAAGAATATGGGTAAATTGAAAATCACCAAGGAGTTTAGAATGAGTTGTAATTTGTGAATTGTAGAACCAAGGAAAATCAGAGTTTAAAAAAACTTTTTTAATTTTGTTAAAATCCTCAATATCGAGGAAGTTTTTATATACTTTCATTTATATTTTTTGTATCTTTTTTATCCAACCTCGAGGAATCATTGTACGATCCCCAAAAGTAAAACCATCTTCATCTTTATCATAAGAAGCAAATATTTTAATATATTTTTTATTCTTCTCATACAACCAACCTTCATGAATTGGCTCTGCTAATTTCATTTTATCAAATTCTTTTTCTGTAGCCCAGCCAGAGTCACTGACACAATCAATCCACTCCACCCTGACTTTCGGATAAGGTATATCGGGAGCACCTTCAGCTGCAATTCGTTTTCGTCTTTTCCTAGGCATGTTACCTTGTATCATACTAATAGAGATCTAAAAAGTTTAAAAGTTTTCAAAATATTTCAAACTCGCGCGCGTAGGGCATCTGGTAGTACAAAATAATCTGTACTCTAAAACATGATTTGTACCATGATCTGTCCACCCTAAAGTTAATAAAATCAACACTTCTGAACCAAAAGTACAAAAAGTACACTTTTTTTAAACAAAAAAAATATTTTTTTTTAAAACTTTTTAGATCACTTATAGTACAGTCTTCGTCACATTTTCGCCATAATGTAGACTCATTACTGCCAATTTGTCCTCAGCCTCAGCTATCTTCATTAGCAGCTTATCTACTTCACCTGTAATATCAGGGTGCTCTGGTATTACTAACTCATGCTCGCTATAACACTTAATTTTATACTTAGCGTCTTCAATATCTGCCTCGTATTTCTTCTTTAGAACCATTCTAATCTGATTGTTCATCTGTCCATTCCTCCTGTGTTTCATTACCCT